ATGCCATATTATGGTGAACCTTCTGTTCCTGTTATGTCTGGGCTGGGTTTAGAATCTATATACTTTTGATATGTACCTACACCAAGAGTTGCCACTTGAAGTAATGCTCCTGTTTTGTCAGGCATAGTAACAGGTCTAATACTGTTATATCTTCTTGCTTGTGCTGCATAAGCATCTGTTTCTTGACCTGCTAATTTAAAGATGTCTGCCTCGTAATCTCTAGTAACATCTAAAAATTGCATATCATAAGCGCCTGCTATATCTTGTACAACTTTAGTAGCATTACCTGCATTTAAATTTAATGCTGATGCTTCTTCTCTGTTATTTTCTTGATTTAATCTAAAAGTTTCTGCAGCTTTTTCTCTAGTTGCAGACACAGTTTCTGAATCTATTTTTGATAAATCATTTAAATAAGCTGCGTTAGAATTTTTTCTAGTTTGGTCGTTAGCTCTTTGTTGGCCTTTGGCAATTGCTTTAGCGCTTTTATGCTCTTGCATAATTGTAGCGACTTTAAGTCCTACTGTAATTGCAGTTACGGCATCACACATTAATTGTTTATCTCCATATCTTTTATCATTAATAAAAAAGGCATTTGACCAGCACCATATTTTTCAATTTCGGTTGAAGGTTCAAACCCTAAATATTGCAGCCATTTAAGTGACTTCCAATTTCTTTTGTCTACAAAGTTATATAAAAATTCATAACCTTGTCCCATTTCCTCTATCCATTTTGGACATTCTTGTATAAATTGTCTTGTATGTTTAAACAATGTTTCACTTGATAACATCCATGCTACCCCATATACAGGGTCATGTGATGGTGAAACACCAAACATTCCAATTACACCTTCATCTTCAGTTCCAATAATAGTAAAAATTTTAGAATCTTCTTGTGTAAAAGGCATTACTAATGCTTTAAAAGGTGTTGTATTATTAGAAGCTTTTATTTCTTCTAAATCACCTTTTCTTACTTTAGGTGCTAACTCAACCACATCTTTTAAAATAGCGGGTCTTACATAATTTTCTTTAATCATAATTAAATCCTTGTTGAACGACTGTGGTAGTAACCTTCAACTTCTGCACTAGCAATATACATAGGTAGATGTGAACTACTTTTTATATCTAAGACAAAATCTGTGTTTCTACATGAAACGGGTACTTTAATCGTTCCACCATTTATTGCAGGCACACCTACTGTACTTGTAGCTGTTCCAATGATATATCCATTCATATATGAAATATTTGTATCTCTATTTTGAGGTGTTACTTCTATTTGAAAGTAACCTGAGTTCTCATAATTAAATGATATATTTCTAATTTGGTATCTACCTGCAGTAATGGCTATTAAACCTCTTCCTGTATTTTCTCTAACGTATTGAGGTGATAATCTGTATCTTGATTCATATGGTACTCCTAACCAAATATTAGTATGATTGCCTAATAATGTATAAGAAGACCCAGTAGTTGCAGTTAATGTAAAATTGTTTCCGTTAGTTGCATCTACAGCTATTAAACCTGTTTTAACACCATAAGGTGAAGTAACAGTTGTTAAATCTGTCCCACTTGCGTAAGTGCCTGTAACTTTAGTTTTTAAATCTAAATAAATTCCAAAACCTGTTGTCACATCTTTTAAATTTCTTAAATCAATTTTTAATAATTTTGTTGTTTTACCTTCAGAAACTATTAAATAAATATAACTTTCAAATGTCATTCCACCAATAATTTTACCATTAGGTAAAGTCCATTTTGACCATGCTGTTTGTACTTTTTCTCCACCATCAAAGAAATATTTATAAATAAACATAGTGCCACCATGAGTAGATGTTAAATCTGTACTGGTAGTATAAGGGACAAGTTGTGTATCAGCAGTGTCAGAACATAATGTAATTAATGTATCTTCTGTAGTGTTTGTAATTATTTGAAAAGCATTTTTAGGTATTAAATTTTGTACTGAAACTGTAATGTCTAAACCATCATTTGTTAAAGTGTCATCATCAGCATAATATTCTCTTATAGCTGTGTTGTTATTTCTAGCTTGTCCAAAATAAGCATACTTACCTGCTGAAACTGGTTTAATATTTTTATCATGTTCAAACGCAGAAACTTCATTTAATATAGCAGAAGTAGGTGATATAGATTCTCCTACACTGCCTAATTTATATTGCGCTCTTTCAGAAAATAATAATAATGCTTCATTAAAAGCAACACTATCAACTAATGTATTAACTTCAGAACCTGAAGCAGCTATATCAATTGGGTCTGTATCTAAGACTTGAGTTACTGTTTTAGCATAAAAATTAAAAAAGCTAGCGTTCTCAGTAAAAATTAAATTATCTCTTGCTAGTATGCCTAATCTATTTTTATAAAATAATATGTTGTTAATGTTTGTATTTACAAAACTTGGATTTGAATTAGTGATACCATCTCCAGCTCCTCTGTCTGTGTAATCTTGTTCTTGAAAAGTAAATGTGCCATCATTGTTATTAATTAATGTATGTGGCATTGTAGCATTGTTTAAACCAAGACTAACTCCGGGTGCTATAGTTTCTTGCCATAAACCATCTTCTACAAATTTTACCCAATAATTAGATAACGTATCTCCATCTTCACCTGTAATTTCCATTCGACTATCTGTGCTGGCTTGATAAGGTAATTTTGTAAAATCACTTATTTTATCTCGTACAATAAACATTCCAGTATTTCCTGTACCATCACTAGATGATGCAGTAAATAAAGCATTACCATCTGTAGAAACTGCTCTAATAACTGAAGAGTAAAGTGTCATAGTAAAATAATTTGTAACACCAGAATTTGTTCCTAAACCTGTAGTTGCTCCTAAAGAAGCACCTGTGTCAGTTCTTGTAATATCAAAAGATGCATCAGAACTAGAATTAAAATGTGAACTAGAAGTTCCTTTAAATAATATATCTGCAACGTGTGCAGTGTCTCTAAATGCTGTATCATGTGTAGCACTATTACCAGTTGGTAATTGTAAAGATGCTTTAATATTATAAGACATACTAGGATGTTTAAGTGTTACAGAATATTCTTTACCAAAATTAGTAAGTAAAACATTAATATAAAATTCTTTTACTTTTGCTGTGCTTAAATTTGTATCAGCTAAAACAGTTTTAGATTTATTTACTAAAAAAGTATAATCTGCAATGTTAACTAATCTAAAATCTTCTTTAGGATTAGTGCTAGTTAAATAACTTGAGCCACTTGCAATAGTAACTGTTTTTGCATTTCCCTGTAAATCCCAAACTTTAACACCACCATTATAAAAAGCACACATAAATTGATTTTCTTTATCTCTTTGAATTGACCAAAATTTTGTAGTGTTAGGTAATACGTTTGTAGCATCTAAAGTAGCAACAAAATCAAATGGGGGTCTTTTAGCTAAACCATCTACAATACCATTTTGTAAATTAATTTGTTCCTCACCTTGATTAATACCTCGTTGTGTTGGGGATTGTTGTGAGATACCATTCAGAAAATTAGGAATGCTCTGAGATACTACTCCACCCATTAGTAAGTCCTTCTTGGTGGTCTGTTAATAATAGAATAAGTGTTTGCATCTCCTTGTAATATATTAACATCTGCTGCTTGACTATCAGCTTGGTGAAATGCCATTAAAGCTTCATTTTCATCTGAGGCAATTAAACCTATAATTTCTTTATCACCTACAAATCTTGAAGCAAATCTTCTTGAAGCTTTTGCTACAATATATTGTCTGGCGTATTCTGGTAAATCTGAAAATTGTTGCACTAAAACTAAATCAACTAAACTAGGTGCAGAAGTAAATATATCTGTATGAGTTTCCATGTTATATAAATAACCATTTCTCATTGTGTAATTTAAATATTTGTAAGTAGCGTCAGCTTTAACGCAGTTTGCTGGAAGGGGAACTTTCCCATTGGAATCAAGGGATAAAGAAGCGTAATTGTTGTGAGTATTAAAATGCCATCCTTGAGATTGAATTGACATATTTGTTTCGTCTAAAAGATTAATTGCTGTTGATACATCAACTGATGTTGTGCCTGTAATTGCATTTACGGGAGCTTCTCCAATGTGTGACAACATAATGTTGATAGCTTGAAGCTCGGTAGTTGGTGTAATTTGTGTAGCCATTTTTCCTTTAATTTAAAAATTTTATTTGATTAGAAATGGCGAGCTAAGTCTCCCTCACTCGCCAGTCCTATATTATAAAGTAGCGATTATGCTTCTTTAATTCCTACTGCTGCTTCTGGTCTTAATACGCCATGACCCATAGCATATTTAGCAACCATTAATGTACCTTGTCTTCTGATGTCGTATTCAGATTCGACTGCTAAGTCCATTAATTTAACTGTTCCAGCTGCACTTGGATGACTTACTAACGCTACATAGTTCGTTAAGTTAACTGCTTGAGGGTCAGCGATAGTTGCTGATTTTCCTGAAGGAGCTGTTGCGTCATTTGCTGCTGCAATGTTACCACTGATAAAGTGAGGAGTTGGAATTAATTCAATTCCAGCTACTTTAACTACTTTACCTTCTGCAATTGAACCTTGACCACTAAAGTCAACGTTAACTACATTAGTACCATTAGCTAGTTTGTAATACTCTTCTAATCTAATGAATGCTTTTCTACCTTCTTTAGGTACAAAATTTGCATCCAATTGTTTAGCTGCATCAAACAATGCATCAATCACAGCGTTAGCTGCAGTTGCTGCTGTTGAAGAAGCTATGCCAGTATTAGTGACAGTTGCTCCAGCTGCATAAGATGTATCACCAACGTTTGCTGACGCTAGAGATGCTTGACCAATAGTTTGTAGTACGTGTTTGTCTTTTTGGAAAGCCAGCGCTCTGCCAATTTCCATAGAGTAAGCACTTCTTACATCCCAGTGGTTTTTTGCTTCTTCAATATTCGATAGGAATACAGAAGATAATAGAAGGTCATTAATTGTAATAACCTTTTCGTTGTGGTTTACGTCTGAGCCAGTAATTTCTGCACCTGCTACATGATAAGCCGCACCTACTCTACCCATTACGGGGAAAGTCGCTGATTTGCCAGAAGATATACTTCTAACCATTTCAGAACCTTGTGTTACTGATGCTCTGTCAAATGAAGTAAGAACTTCACCTGCAAAAACTTTCAGAAACAATGCGTCTTCAGTACCGGATGCATTTACTAAACCTTGACTTACGGGTGTTGCATTTGCCATATTATTATTTTCCTTTGTTACTGTTGTTATTGTTATGAAAGCCTCTACATATTTCTTTTCAGTTTCACTTCCAGATTATCACCCGCAGGTGGTAAGGTTACTACGCTTATTTATATATGTGTTGGCAGTTGCCTGCTAAATAGCATGCACAACTATATAATCGCAAGCGGGAATTAACCCGCTAACGACAATTTTTTATTTTTTCTTATTATATCTTACTGTTAGCTAGTTTTGCTTTTACTTCAGCTTGGTATGCACTATCTTTAGCATATCTAGGGTCAGACATAGCTGCAGTAACTTGCGCCCAAGATTGATAACCTTCACCTTGAGATGCTTGTGCTTTGCCTGCAACAAGTGTAGGCTCTACACCATTAGCTCTTTCATATTGGCCTTTAAGTGCGCTTACTGCTAACTTAACTGTGTCCATGTCTCCACTATTAACAGCTGTGTTGTAAGCTTTTTTTTCACCTTCATTCATATTGTTAGATGCCCAATCAGTCATTGCTTGATAGGGTGCATCACCACCAACAGAAGCTTTAATTTCATTAGCTGAATTTGTAGCTAAAGCTTCTTGTCCGGCAATATAATTATTTACATAGTCTTTTGTTATACCAGCTTTTTCTAAAGCAGCATAAGACTTAGCATTTAATTCACCTTTTTCTGAATATTCTTTTTGTAAAGATGTCATATCTAATCCAGCAGTTTCAACAGCTTGTTCAGCTATGTCTAAATTGTTTGGGTTAGCTTTAACTTCTTCTTTAAGAATAGGTTCAGCTTCTTTTGACTGAGATTGTTCACCAAGTTTCTTTTCTAATTCCTGATAAGACTTTGCTAAATCTCCAACTGTGTTGAATTTTTCAGGTAAGCCTTCAGGTTTACTTTGTGCGGACTGTTTCTCATTTACTTCTGGTTTTACAGCACCAGTATCTTCTGTATTTACTTCTACTACATCTACCATTTAATTATCCTTGTTCTTGTTGTTGTTTCATTGCTCCATTAATAACAGGAGCGACAGCTTTTTCAGCCATTCCCATCATTTGTTGATTTTGCATTTCATCTGCTTGAGCTTCTTGTTCTTGAGCTAATTGCTCTTCACTCTTAACAAGTCCTTCAGTATCAATGCCTAACCCTGTAGCAATACGTTTAATTAAATCCTGTGCATTTATACTTTGTGCAATTGCTGGATTTATCTGTGCTAAGTTTCCTATCTCAGCTACAAATTCTCTTAATTTTTGTAAATCATTTCCTCGACCTAAAGCTTCAACACCTGTAACAATTGTAGGCTGTACAGAACCTTTTGGTAACGTAGGTATTTCTTTGGCTTGCGCCATTCTTTGCATTAAAATTGTAACTAAAGGTAATTGAAATTCTTGAGATAATAAAGAATAAATACCACCCATAGCAGTTTCTAATTGTTGTGCCATGTATCTAATTTCTTGTGCTGTAACTCTTTCAGCATCTCTTTGAATAGCAGTGTTTAATAAAAAGGCATAAGACATTCTTTCTTCTAATTTTGTTATGCTTCTTTCAACAACTTGTAAATCATATTGTTTTTGTGATTGTAGGACAGCGACATCATCTGCACTTCCAGTAATAATATCACCATTTCTTGTGCCAGCTAAATCTTTTTTTCTAGTAACAGAATTAGGTCTAACCATAAAGACTACTTTAGATGAAGCTGCTGCTGATTCTACTAGAGCTTGTGACAATCCTTCTAAAGATTTTAAATCTCCTAAAAATTCTTCAACATAACTTCTACCATAATCTTCATTGTCTACTCTAACCATTCTTAATGCTTGATAAGGTAAAGATTCAATTGGATAATCACCAATAGAAGTTTCTATTTTAATTCCTTTTACTTCTTGACATGTGTAAAATTTTTTATCATCTATTTTATAAATGTGAGTATATAAATCACATTGTTCATCAGGTTTAAAATCTTCTTGTTTTTGTAATTGTTCTGTAGTTTTTGAATCTAAATATGTTGGGTGAATAGTTTCTTTAATAATTATTTCTAAAATATTTCCTGATGCATCTCTTTTACATACAAAATTTGATAGTGGAAAAACTCTCATGTTTCCTTTTTTTGGAAGATAAGTTAATACATTACCTACAACAATTAAATGTTTAAGCGCTTCAAACACACTAACTCTTAAAGCCAATTGTTCAATTTTGCTTGACACTTCTCTTTCAATAGTTGCTAAAGATTTTTCTACTTCAGACTTAATTTCTTTTTGTTGGTCTAAATCTTTTTTAGCATCACCTGATACAGACAATCTAAAAAAAGGAGCATTAGGTGGTAATAATAATAGTAATAGTTTAGAAGCTAAATTGTTTACACCTCTAGCGCCTACGGATTGAAAGGGATTGTATAGTTCAGTTGATGAATGAAATCCATCTGGGGGGAGTAACGAAGGTATAGTTAATTCACTACACTCTTGCGCTCTATCTAAGAAATGTTCTCGGTGTTGTTTTAAAGATTCGTAACGTTGTCTAGCGCTTTGTTGTAACATACTCATGCCATAGTTCTGCATATTATGTTATATTTAGTCCAGATACAGTAGGTATGTTTAAACCTGACGAAGTTTGCAATGCTGTAGTTCCAGATTTTTTAGCTTTTTTAGCTACATCTTTTGCGGAATCCACTGCTGTTTCAACTTTTGCTACCTTCTCTTCTGCGTAAGCTGCTTCATTTACTATTGGAGCGGCCATTGGCGGCGGAGTAGGAACTGTTGGTATCTTAGGGGCTGACATACACATAGTTATTTTTGTGTCCTCTCTTTTAACATGTTAATAAATTTAACTACATCTCTTTGACCTGCTTGAAAATAAATTTCAGTAGGTGTATTAGATATAATTGGGGATTTTTCTGGGTAAACTTCATTTAAAAGTTTAATCAAATCGTCTATCTTTGTAGGTAATTCTACATCTTTTAGTTCTGGCATTTTTAATCCTTCTAAAAAGGGTACTTTAGTCCCATAAGCTACCAGTAATACTACCTTTGTTGTATTCTGTAGCTCTGTTTTCAAAGAAATTAGCATGTTCTACACCATTTAATACCCAATCTAACCACCCTAATGGGTTTTGTTTAACTCCGTAATTAGGTTTTAAAGATAACTGTAACAATCTTCTGTCAGCTATGTATCTAATGTATTGTTTAATTTCTTCAGCTTTTAATCCTTTAATGCCACCTTGTGCAAAAGCTAAGTCAATAAATCTATCTTCTAAAGAAACCATATCTCTACATGTTTGATAGATACTTGCCTTAAATTTTTCTGTCCAAATATTTGGGTTTTCTTTTACAAGAGCATGAAATAATTTAATCATACTTTCAACGTGATGGGTTTCATCTCTAATACTCCAAGTTACTATTTGACACATTCCCTTCATTCTACCAAATCTTGAAAAATTAAGAAGCATGGCAAAAGAAGCAAACAATTGTAGTCCTTCACCAAAAGCAGAAAAACAAGCTATGTCTCTTGCTAATCCTTCTAAACCTTTTCCTTTAGATTCAAATAAATAAGAATGTTTATCAGACATTTCTTTATATTCTTGAAATGCTTTATATTCACTATCAGGTAAACCAATAGTGTCATTTAATAATGAATAACTATGTGCATGATTAGCTTCTGAAGTAGCTATTGCTGATAACATCATTCTAATTTCTGGTGGTTTAAATTTAGGAATATACTTATCAAGATATGCTTGCGCAATATCTACATCTCCTTGTGTAAAGAATTTAAGTATTTGTCCTATAAGATTTTTTTCTTCTGCAGTTAATCTTTCATTCCAATCTCTTACATCTTCATGTAAAGGAACTTCGCTTGGTAACCAATGCATTTTTTGGTGCGCATCATAAGCTTCAAATGCCCATTCATATTCAAAGGGTTTGTAGTGTGTTCGTTTTTCAAATAAACTCATTTATTGTTCTCCTAAATTTTTGTTCCAAATACTGTGTACTCTTTTTCAGGTTCATTATCAGCATAGGTTAATTTTATTCCTTTTAATTCTTCTTTATTTTTTTTAGGCTTTTCTTTTTTTCCAAAGATACCATTCCAATTGTCTTTGTATTTTTGACTTGGAATGTGTTTGCCATCTCTAATTTTATAACTATTGAAACCACTCATAATACAATTCTAATCCTTCTATAATAATAATAATTAATAATTCAACTGCTAATATGGTATGATATATTGTCCATAATACAGAATGTTTTTTTACTTTTTGTTTTCTTTTTTTTCTTGGTTTATCAAAATCTTTCCAATCGTCTGCGTGTGTCATTTTCTGTTATATCCTTTTCCTGTTTTTTTGTTTCCCCATAATTGTTGCCAAGACCACACACTAATTTTACTAGAGTAGTGACTAATTTTTGACAACACATAATATATTATTCTATTTTTCATTAACCCTCACATGCTAAACAATCAGCCTCTGGTATGATTGTTCTTTCAATTTTTTTAGATACTAACTCTGCACGTTTAATAGCTTCAGAACGACAATAGTATAATGTTTTTAATTTCTTTTTCCAAGCTAACATATGTATGTCATGCAATTCTTTAATGTTAACATCAGCAGGTACAAATACATTTGTTGATTGTCCTTGACAAACATATTGCTGTCGGTCTGCTGCGTGTTCAATTATCCATTGTTGATTAATTTCAATTGCAGTTTTAAATACATCTTTTTCATTATCAGATAATTCTTTTAAATGTAAAACTGAACCTCTGTTAGATAAAATAGATGTCCATGTTTTTTCATTGTTAATTTCTTTTTTGTCTAAGATTTTTTCAAGAAATTTATTCTTAACTAAAAATGAGCCAGACATAGTTTTTTGTACATAAGCATTTGCTCTAAAAGGTTCTATTGATGGGGAAGTTGTACCACATATAATAGAAGATGAAGCGTTAGGTGCTATGGCTAATAAATGAGCGTGCCTCATGCCTGTTCCTTCCATGTCAGGTGCTTCTCCTCGTTTAACTGCAAGTCTTTTACTTTCAGCTACAGCTTGTTCTTTTATTTGTCTAAACATTTTTAAATTCATTGATTTAGCTAAAGCACCTTCAAAAGGAATACCTTTAGATTGCAAATAAGAATGAAAACCCATTGCACCTAGTCCAATACTTCTTTCTTGTGATGCACTAAACCTTGCTCTGAATAATTCTTCAGGAGCTTTATCAATAAAGAATTGTAATACATTGTCTAAAAATCTAATTAAGTCAGGAATAAATCTTGAATCATTTTTCCATTCATCATACTTTTCTAAATTTACAGATGATAAACAACAAACTGCTGTTCTGTCTTCTGAAGTTGCTAATGTAATTTCTGTGCATAAATTTGAATGATGTACTTTTAATCCTAATTTTTTTTGTGTTTCAGGTAATGTTTCATTAATAGTATCTATAAAAGAAACATAAGGCTCACCAGTGGCTACTCTAGTTTCTAAAAGTTTAAGCCACAAATCTTTAGCTGATACAGCTCTTACTATTTTTTTAGTATGAGGGTCTATTAAATTCCACATATCATCATGTGTCGGTTCTTTAATGCAATTATCAATTAAAGACATAAACTCATTAGATAAATTAACGCCATGATGTAAATTCAAACATTTTCTGTGAACATCACCACCACTTGGTTTTCGCATTTCTAAAAATTCTATAATTTCTGGGTGACTAATATCCATATAGGCTGCATAACTACCTCTTCTTGTTTTACCTTGAGAAAACGCCAACATTTCTGAATCTACAACATGAAGAAATGGTATTGAACCTGATGATTGTGAGCCACCTGAAGTTGCGGTTCCATCACTTCTTATATCTCCCCAATAACCACCAATGCCGCCACCAACAGATGCTAACCACGCATTTTCTGTGTAATGTCCAGTCAGACCTTCTCTACTATCAGCTACGTAATTTAAAAAACATGAAATAGGCATTCCTCTGTTAGCTCCACCATTAGATAAAATAGGTGTTGAATACATAAACCATAATTTAGATGAATAAGAATAGATACGTTCTGCCATGTCATCACTATCAGAAAAAGCTTTAGCGGCACGCATAAATCCGTCTTGCGGTGACCCTTCTGATGGTAATAAATATCTATCTCTTAAAGTAGTTTTACCAAAATCAGTAAGTAATTCATCTCTAGTGTAATCTATGCTCATGTAAAGTCTATTTCTCCTGTTATTTTTGGCACACTTTCTTTAGTTATAATAAAGTCAATGTATTGTTTTGCTTTTTTTAAATCTTCCACACCACCTTTAAGTTTCCAACGTGAAATGTATTTAATTACATTGCCTTCACAGTAGGAAAGACTATTAGCGACTATATAATCAATAGGTTCTATAACTTGATTAGCGTAATGTAAGGGTTTTTTTATATTGTCCATAGTTTTACTTCTCCTGTTTTTTTGTTATAGTCACCATCTCTTAAAATGTGTGCAACTCTGGCTTGTTGTAAAGCTTCTTTTTCAGTGTAACCTTTTTCTACATAAATTCCTTTAACAACTTTCCATAGGTCTAATAAGGGAACGTTAGTATATTTCTTAATTAGCTTTTCAGCAGTTTTAATTCCCACACCATCAATGCCATCATAACCATCAGTTTTATCACCTGTTAAAGTTTGTAACATAAAATTATAATCAGCAATTCTCAATGGTATTTCTGTGACATTTTGTCCATCAACAGATAAATTACATGGAATTGTTTTCATATCTTTATCAATACTAACAATGATACGTTCTTCTTCAGATGTTTCTGTTGCCATAATTCCCATTATATCATCAGCTTCTAAATTAGCCCAAACTACTCCATTGTGTTTTTCAAGAACATACTCACGCAATGTTTTTAACATCATTGGTTTACGTACATCTTTTCTGTTGCTTTTGTAGCTAGGTAATACATCTTTTCTAAAGTTATTTTTGTCTGTTAAACAAACAACATAATCATCAGCACTAAATGTTGAACCTAAATTTTCAATTACTGCGTCAACATCTGCTTTGCAAATATTTTCATCAGCTTGTAATGTCCACAAACCATCACCCCAGTTTATAGGCACCTCATTATTTAAAGCAATTTTATATAATAAAATATCGCCATCAATTAATAATACTTTGTCTTTTGCCATTTTATTTTCTCCTATATATCAAATGTTATTAAAGCTTCCTTTGGGACAATATGTCCTTTGGAAGACCAATTGTCTCCACCAGCTTTCACTGGATATTTTTTCATTAACTTAATTAAATGTTTAGTTGGTATTAAAATCCAAACATTCTTCTTGCGCTCTGCTTTATATAAACAAATAGCATAATACTTTGCGTCTGTATTGTAGACACCAGATGGTTTTCCTCTACTCTCTGTTTCAATGTAAACGTTACCAGTATTAATACACATGCGGTCTGTTTTTACTTCTACTTTTCCTTCGATTGTTTTTAAAAAATCATTTTCATTTGCTTGTCCAAATTTTAAATCTAAATCAAAACGAGGTTGTGCTTTAGTGTGTTTCACTCCAATTATCTCCTATTTTGTATTCACCTGTTAATGGAAGTCTTATATTAAAATATCTTCCTGTATCTTCAATTGCTTTTACAGCAAATTGTCCTATCTTTTCTGCATCTTTTTCTAAACATTCTATTTGTATTTCATCATGCACCCAAACAACTTGTTGTGCTTCTGGAATGTTTTTAACAACTTTATCAAATTCAACAAGCCATTGCTTACACACTAAAGCGCCTGAACTTTGTAATAATGTATTTAATGCAGCGTGTGCTGAACGTACTTTAATTTTTCTTTTGTCTAAACCTGTTAAATAACCTCGCTCTGCAGCTAATTGTACATCTACAATTAATTTGTTTAATGCAGGTAAATTATTTAAAAATCTTTTTTTAATTTTAGATGCTTCTGCTACTGATTTATTTATTACTGACGCAATTTTTTTAACACCACCACCATATAGAAAACAATAAAAATATCTTTTGGCTAGGTCTCGACTATCTAAACCAGCTAAAGTCTGTGTCTCAGTGTGTATATCACCTTCTAACACTACTTTAGAATAATCTCCTTTGTCATACCTAGCCATATAGTGAGCCAACATTCTCACTTCTAAACCTGAGACATCAACGCCTACAAGTTTTTTACCAGCTGGAACTTTAAATAAAGCTCTACAATCTTTTCCATA